TGTAATGTAAAGACTGGTTACAGTTTAATATTTTAATCGCGGAGTATTTGAAAGCATTGATTTTACTGTATTCTATGTATTTTGATTAGTTAAATTAAAATTAAAATGTTGTGTGAGAACATCAAAAATTTAACCTATAATATACACAGAATATACAAAAAAAAATACTCCATTGAGGAGACAGGAAATTAATTTATTTTGTCTATTTCCTGTCTCATTTTTTGTATATTAGTTAAAGTATATTTATCCGTCATCTGTATATTAGTGTGTCCGACAATGCTTGTAATAGCGGCGTTGTTGTCAGTCACTTCTCTCAGAGATGTAATGAATGTGTATCTTGTATCGTGTATCGTATGTTCCATTTCCAGTTTTTCAAGAATCTGGGAAAAATATCTTCTGAAACTGGAATAGTTCATGTGAGATTTAAAGTTGTGGTTTGGAATAAGATACTCTCCATCTGTCTGCATATATCTGATAATCAAGGGCTGTATCCTGTGATGTATCGGGACTACTCTTTCCTTTCCTGCATCTGTTTTAGATCCTGATGTCACAGTCCAGTTTTCCAGATCTATTTTTTCTTTTTTCACAGATAACAGTTCATTTACCCTGAAACCTGTGTAAATTAATATTAATAGAATATCTGTTCCTGGAATGCTTTCGATGTTATCCCACAATTTCTGCTGTTCTTCTGCAGTAAATATACTGTTTTTTCTCTGTTTCTTAAATTTTCTAAGTTTAAGAAACTTCGTATAATCCTTGTCAAGCACGTCAATTTCCATCGCGTACTTGTAAATAAAGCCCGTGAAAGACTTGATTTCTCTTACATACAGCGGAGAAAATTCAGTAAATGTGTCGAATAATGTCTGCAGATGCGGAGTTTTAATGTCTACCATTTTAATATTATGAAGCGGTTCAAGTTTCTTAAAGAATGATTCGTATGCTTTCAGTCTTTTTTCACTTGTTCCAGTATTTTTCTTCACATCATAAAATCTTTTATAGACATCCTTAAAAGTTAGATTTTTCAAATTAATGTCATATGGATTCGCATTGTAAAGTGAAAGCTGATATTCCGCCTCCTTCCTTGTCGCATAATATCCAAGATACTTGTATATTTGTTTCCCTTCGTCCGTATATCCCGCCGTAATTCTTACCGCAAACGGTCTTCTCCTTTTTCCACTTAATTTCGCTACTGTTCCGTAACCATTTGGTTTTCTCATAAAAAAATCACACTCCTTGTATTGTATTTTAAAGGTTTGTGTGATATACTTAATACTGGTTAGAGTATGTCGTGTATATCACACATATTTTCAAGGTCCTGTTGGTCGCAGGGCCTTTTTATTTAGTTATTTTATATCGAGATTATTTATTTTTATAGATTTACTGTCTCGAGATTATTTACTATTTTTAGGCTTTCTTTTCTCTCATCTTTAGAGTTTCTCTATATTCATCGGCGTCAGGGATTTTGTTAAATTCAAATGTTAATTCTTTATAATTATCCAAGACTTCTTCGATTTCCTCAATAGTTATATTAAAAAATTCTTTCCTGTTGTTTACTAAATTCACTCTTTTTTGAGTAAATTTAGTGTGTAGTTCTGTTTCCAGTTCGTAAGCATTATAACTAAATATTAAGGCGTGGATATCGAATTTAAATGGGACAGATGCACTACTCAGTTCCATAATTCTTTCAATAGGATTTAATCTTCTCGTAACTCCAATTTTAAATACGTTTTCACCGAATGCTCCTATATTTGAAATGATATAGACATATCCCGCACCAACATTTTCAATTCTGTAATCCATTTCTTCTTTTTCGTTTTTAAATTTTTCTATATTTTCATTTATTTCCATTATTTTATTGTTATATTCTTTTATTTCATCTTCATTTTTCGCAGTTAATATTTTATTCTCGAGTTCATTTAAAGCTGTCTGATAGTGTATGATTTCTTTATCGATACTTGCTTTTTTACGTTCTATCTCAGCTAGAGCTCTTCTTTCTTCTCTTTCTCGTTCTCTTTGTTCTCTCAATATATCTTTTTCTACTTCTAACTGCCTTTCATATTCATATCCGAGATGAAGTTCTTCCATTTTTAAGTTTAAAAAACTATCTGTAATACTAATTCTGTTAGTTTCATTTAACTTATTTAATTGTGCAAATGAATTTAATATCCTTTTTTCGATAGACTGTAAATTATTAAATTTTATTTTATTTATAGCGGCTTCACAATCGGCATTAAAATTTCTCAAAATAATTTTTATATTATCATTTGTCATTTTACGGCCTTTTGACTTAGAACCGTCCACTGTCCATCCATCAAAATAGTGGACAGCTGTTTTATTTTTTATCATTTGTTTTTGTTGATTTCTTATGTCTTCCAACTTGTTCTTATATTGGCTTGAATTAGCAAAATCATAACGAGGCTTATACAAAGAAAAGCTTTCCATGTCTAATTCCTCATTAACAATTACAAGTTTTGATTTTAAGTCGTTTAGCTGATTTCTATTATCTGAAATTATATTTTCCATTTGTATTCTTTGCTCATCTAATTTTTTTATTTGAGCTTGTTTTTCTTTCAGCATATCTATTGCTTCCAATAGATCCATTTTCTCAATTTCTAAAATTTTATTTGCTTGTTCTTTTAAATCTTTAATTTCTTTCGAATCTCTCCAGTCTTTATAATGCTGATATAATAAAAATAGCACTAATATTACGCTTAACAATTTCGAAAAAGTACCATCGCTATTCATCCAACCGATAGCTAAAATCCATAGTGTTACAATCAATATAATCTTAAAAATTTTCTTCATAATACAACATACTCCTTTTATTTATAAATATTTTTTTAACTCATTTAACAGACTTATGTCAAATTCGGTCAGATCTTCGTCGTTTATCTCTTCAGAAAAAATAATTGTCGCATCGAATTCGTTTGCCTCTGTTTCCAGCTTATTTACTCCAAAAAGATAATTTTCCTTCATGAACACAGCCTCCTTAAAAGTCTGCTGTGAATGGCCAAGTTCATGCCCGCAGACTATTTTCTGCGAAAATCTGGGGATATTACTGTTGATAAAAATAGTTCTAACCCCGTCTACGCACGTGTATAATCCGAGCCAAGCCTTAAAATCCAGAAATATTATCTGAATTCCTTCACGCTCAGCAATTTTAAAAGGGTCACTTGTTCCGTGTTCATCCATGAGCCGTTTTGCAAGTTTCTTAAAACTCCTCTTTGCCATAATCCAACCACCTATTTTTTATTTTCTCTCTTTTTAACCAGTAAGTCTACAACTGCCTGCTTGAACAGAGCCATGTCATGTTCTTCGTCCACATCATTAAAAAACAGTTGTTTGTTAACTCCCGTAACTCTGTTAAACTCTTCAAGCTCCTGTTCTGTCAAAACTGAAGTGTCAACGAAATATGGGTTAGCTGTTTCCTTCTTTTCCTCCCAGCCCATGAGGTATTCAGGGGTAGTGTTAAGAACCTTTGCAAAATCCTTAACTTTTGAAAGTGGTATATCTGTTTTCTTCTGTTCGATTTTATGTATAGATGTTTTAGATTTATATCCCATTTTTTCGGCCAGTTCTTCCTGACTCATCTTTTTAGTTTCTCTTAAATATTTAATTTTGTCATATATATCCATAGTTTTTCTCCTACTTTTATGATAATAGATTATACCTTATTCGACACTAAAAAGCAACTATTTTTTATTTTTTTTGAAAAAATAGTTGACTTTAAACAAACAATGTGATATTATAATTTCAGACACTTATAGTGAACAAAAAGTGAGGTGATTAAAAATGGTAGATGAAAAACTGCTAAGGAGCCTTATAGAAGAAAAAGGGCTCAAGTACAAATTTGTAGCCCAGCAGTTAGGGATAACTCCGCAAGGGCTGGCTTTAAAAATAAGTAATGTAAATGAATTCACTGTTCAGGAAGCTTACAAGTTATCTGATATATTAGGGCTAGGAAATGGCAGTCTAAACTCTGAAATTTTTTTGCCTAATATAGACACTTAAAGTGAACGAATAAAATACGAAAGGACCTCGGGAATAATGAAAAATACTCTAACCGTAAAAGAATGCTCTGAACGCATTAACAAGTCTGAGTCTGCAATAAGGGTGGGATTACAGCGGGGCGGATATAAGTTCGGAACAGCAATTCAGACAGTACCTCCTACCCTCTCAAGACCAAGGGGCGGATGGGATTACCACATCCCCGAAGAGGCTGTGGAACACTACATGAAATATGGGAACTTCCCTGTCATAATCGTGAACGGGGAGGACGTGACAAGGCTGATACACTCGCTGGCAAATAACATCGCGGAGGATATGATTAAAAAAGGAGGGATAGAAAATGACAATGAAAACTAAAAAAGCGTTAGTGTGGTACGGAACATTTATCGTTGCTTTAGTGCTGAATCAAACAAAATCATTCGCTGATGATATTACCGTTAAAATAGTAGTGCACGGTTTATGGATAGCATTAGTGGCTATGACGTGGGTATACTTCAAAGAAACAAAATGGGATTAAAGGAGGAAGAAGGATATGCAGAACACATTAAAAGACCTTAACAACCACCTCTTTGCACAACTTGAACGGCTTGGCGATGAGGAAATGACACAGGAAAAGCTTAACGTGGAGGTAGCAAGGTCGGAGGCGGTTGTGAAAATCGCATCAACAATAATCGACAACGCCAACACTGTTCTGAGAGCAGTAAAGCTTAAGGAAGAAGGACTGAATGCCGACCTGCAGCTCCCAAAGATGCTGGAGGGGTAGGACGTGAATAAAAAAGTAAAACGTTATACTAAAGAAGAACTCGATTATATCAGAAAAATAACTCTCGGAAGGCATTATAAGGAAATTGTGGAAATGTTCAACAAAAAATTTGAGCGTCAGATAGACGCAAAAAAGCTCAAATGCACATTAAGAAACCATAACATTTCAACTGGACTCACAGGACGGTTTGAAAAAGGGGTTACCCCTCACAACAAAGGCAAAAAGTTCCCCGGAACAGGTAACAGAACAACGTTCAGAAAAGGGGCTACTCCTCACAATAAAATGAAAGTCGGCGAGGATGCGATAACCACTGACGGATACGTTAAGACAAAAATAGCGGAGCCTGACGTGTGGGAGTACAAACATAAGCTTATTTGGGCAGAGGTAAACGGACCTATTCCGGAGAAACATTCCATCATATTTGCCGATGGAAACAAACTGAACCTCAGCATTGATAATCTTCTGCTTGTGTCAAAAGCTGAACTGCTGATGCTGAACAGACGGAAACTGATTTCAGAAAATTCAGAAATCACAAAAACAGGATTGAATACAGTAAAAGTTATGAACAAAATCTACAAAATTAAGAAAGGAGAGTGACTAAAAATGAAATATATTCTGTATAAAAATAACAAGTTCATTATGGAAAGAAAATACTTCTATCCTGTAAAATCATATTTAAAAAACTTGTTGGGTATGAAAAATTTAATGGTTCTAAGTTTTAAAAAATGGCTGGAAACAGCGGAAAAAAATGGATACAGACTGGAGGTGAAAAAATGAAAAAAGATATTGTGGAAATATACAAGGAGTGTGGAAATTTTCATCAGGCTGTAAAAGAAAGTGGACTTCCAACGTTAGTGGCTCATATAAAATTGTTATCAAGCGGAGTTTTAAAAATACAGGACAAAATAAAATATGGGAGCGAAAGTGCAAGGCTTGGAGGAAAAGCAGAGGAATATTTTCAGAAGCTTGTGCCTGCAGCGGTGGATGCTAACAAGTACTGGCAAGTAAATAATCCAAAGTATGATTTTATGTATAAGAATATAACAATAGATGTAAAATTCAGTTCGTGCTACAGAAGTCGTAGAAGTAAGGAATCAAAAGCGAGACACTGGACTGCAAGATGCAGCGGAAGTGCAGATTTATATGTGATTTTTTTAGAAAATGAGAAAAATAGAAACAAAGAAGATAAATTAGAAAACTCTTACATATTACTAATTCCAAATGGATTTTTACACACTAAAGAAAACAAACATTTTACAAAAAGTTCAGCATTTTTTACAGATTTTCAGGTAAAAAAAGAAGAACTTAATTCGATGTTAGATGAATATGCAGGAGTATTGGAATAGCTAAGAAAGGAGGTGGGTAAGAATGCCCGAAATTGAAGGAATTTATTACGAAACGGAAGAGGATTACTATATGATCCTGGATGAACTTTATAAAGACGGAAAGGAGGTGATTTAAATGAGTTTCAGAATGAACGCTATTGTACTCAGGGTTGTGGAAAACAGGCTAGGAGTTGGAGAAATCAAGGAAATTGAAGGAGGTGTTGACGGAGAAATCAGGAAAATAAAAGTTACTAAAATTTATGATGTATGACTGGCATCCGACGGAACCCTGATTGCCGAAATAGATTTTAAAGATGTAAAAGAAAAAGCCGATACTGGCAATATCGACTGATTATAAAAGTATAACAATAAAAGTATAGCACTAACGAAAGGAAAAATCAATATGGAATTAAAGATAATGAAAAAGGAGCTCCTAGGTGCAGTCGAAATAGCTGAGAATTTCACAAGCACCGAGAGGGCATGCATGGAACATCTTAAGCTTGTCCATATCAGAACAGACAGAAATGACAGAAATGACAGAATTGAAATCTTCACTTCTGACTCTGAGACATGTGCGAAAGTCAGAATTAACGGGCATGTGGAGGAAGAAGGAAAGGTGGCCATACCTTGTAAGATGTTCAAGACCACAATAAAACAGGCTCCTGATACGGAGATATTAATTAAAGATTGTGATAACAAAATAAAAATCATGGCAAAAAATTACACGTCTGAAATCCCTTTACATGAGTACAATCCGGGATTTAAAGAGGACACTGCGGAAGCGTTGAATTTTAAAATAAAAAGAATGGAACTTAAAGAAGCTTTGGAAAAAGTAGAATTTTCAGCATCGGGCGACCCGCTGAACCTGGCCGTGAACTGTGTAAAACTGGAAACAGAAGATAATAAAATGACAGCTGTAGGAACTGATACTTACAGACTGGCCATGTGCGAAACAGAAATAACGGAACCTCAGGGGCAATTATCTGCCAGTATCCCCTTGAAAGCGGTAAAAGGATTAATCAAAGCCCTGAAGTCAAAAATACAGGGGCTTGAAGAAACAGTATTGGTAATGACGGATATCAGCGGGAAGATTAATTTCAGACTTGGAAGCGTCAACATACGGACAGAACCGGTTAAGCTTTCGTTCCCCGACTACAAGGCGATAGTAAAAGGTCTAAAAAATGATAAAAAAGTAATGCTTAATACTAAAGTATTTCATGTATCGCTCAGAAAAGGGCTTACAGTTGCGAAATACAACAAGGAGGCGAAAAACGGAGGCATACTTGACTTCCGGGGAGGCAGGCTGACAATAAAGGCAAAAGATGGGTTTGCTGTTGAATACAGAGACACAATTGATACGGTGCAGACAGGGGAAGACTTAAAAATCTCACTGAACTTAAAATTTTTGGCGGACTATTTATGTAAGTCTAAGGACAGCCTGACCGTCATGGAAATGTCAAACGAAAGAAATGCGGTGCTTGTAAGAGGCGAAAAAGATAGTAAGTGGGTTTATCTAATAATGCCACTTGCATTAAGAGAATAGGAGGACAAATGGAAAAGCTCAGATTACCGAAGAAACCAGTAGTAAAAAATGAAAAAGACTACGGAATACCTATAAGAATAAGGTCAAGTACACATAACCTGCTTGATATCGTATCAATCGAAACAGGATGGAGCAAGGTGGATGTGATAACTAAAATGGTGGAGTTCGCATTTGACAACATCGAATGGGTACCGGCTGATGAATATAACAAAAATAACGGAGGGAACGAATAATGGAAATAAAGGTTTTATTTGAAATTGAAGAAGGAAGTAAAAAAGTAATAGAGAACTTTTCTAAAGCACTGGCAGGACTAGAAAATAATCCAGTACAGAACATAGCAGCTTCAGTAGCTGAAAAAGTTAAAAACCCTGAAAAGGTGGAAACAGAAACAAAAACAGGGGACTGGCAGACAAACGATGTAAAAGCGGAACCTGAGAAAAAGGAAGAAACACAGGGGTGGAGCTACGACCAGCTTAAGGCAGGATGTCACGAGGCATCGACAATGAATTTGGGTTCAAAGGTAGCTGAATTGATAAAAGGGAAATATAACCTGTCAAAGCTGACAGAACTTGACCCTAAGCTATATGACGCATTTGCAAACGATTTAAGGGAGTTAGGAGTGAGAATATGATAAACCACAAGGAAAGGGATCATGCCCTGCTTTCGGCAAGCGGGGCGGCAAGATGGATGAACTGCAATCCAAGTGCAAGGCTTGAGGAACTGTTCCCTGAAACAACTTCTGAGTATGCCGAGGAGGGAACACTGGCACACGAGATTTCGGAACTCAAGCTGACAAAATACACAAGCCCGATGGGTGCACGGACTTACAACAGCAGACTGAAAAAGCTTAAGGCAAACAAACTTTATAAACCTGAGATGGATGCCTACACGGATGCCTATCTCGAGCATATAAAGGAGCTTATGATGTCGTTTGATAAACCCGCAGTGGCATCAATTGAGAAGAAAGTGGATTTCAGTACTTACGTGCCCGAAGGGTTCGGGACGTGCGACTTCGTTACAGTATATGACGGGACCTTATATGTAAGGGATCTGAAATATGGAAAAGGTGTGCCCGTGTTTGCTGAAAATAACCCGCAACTTATGCTCTATTCGTTAGGAGCGTATCTTGAATATTCGCTGTTCGAGGACATAGAAACGGTGAATATGGGAATTGTACAGCCGAGACTGGACAGCATCTCGGTGTGGGAGCTACCGGCTGAGGAACTTACGGAGTGGGCGGAAAAAGAAGTTAAGCCTAATGCCGAGAGGGCATTTAATGCCGAAGGCAATTTTGTTCCGGGACAATGTACGTTCTGCAAGGCAAAGGCAGTATGCAGGGCAAGGGCGGAAATGAACATGAGCCTTGAAACTGATATGAAACTTAAAGGTAACATCTTAAGTAATGCCGAAATGGGTGACATACTTAAAAGGGCACAGGACGTCGTGAAATGGGTCAAAGACATTGAGAACTACTGCCAGCAGGCAATCCTGAAAGGTGAAACAGTTCCAGGGTGGAAGCTTGTCGAAGGAAGGTCAGTGAGAACGTTCTCAGATACTGAAAAAGCGTTTGAGATACTTAAGGACAAAGGGATAGCCGAGGAGCTGATGTATGAACGCAAAATGCTTACATTAAGCCAGCTCGAAGGGGCAATAGGGAAGAAAGATTTTAATGATTACGTGGGTGAACTGGTAATAAAGCCTAAAGGTAAGCCTACACTTGTAATGGAGTCGGATAAAAGGGCTCCGTATGTAAATGATGTTATTAATGCAGAAGATGAATTTGAAAAAATAATAGATTAAGAGAGGATGATAATATATGGAAAAAAATCAGAACACTAGAATAAACGTAAGAGGAAGACTAAGCTTTGTACACTTGTTTAAACCACATGCGGCAACTCCGGGAGCGGAAGAAAAATATAGCACAACAATACTTGTGCCAAAATCAGATACGGTAGCAAAACAGAAAATTGATGCCGCAATTGCGGAGGCAATAAAAATAGGAACAGCTGAAAAATGGAACGGTGTCAAGCCACCTCATGTTCCGACTCCTATATGGGACGGGGATGGAGTAAAACAGAACGGGGAACCTTTCGGACCTGAGTGCAAAGGTCACTGGGTATTTACGGCATCAGCAAAAACGGATTATCCGCCTCAGGTAGTGGACAAGTATGTGAATCCTATAATGGACCAGTCTGAAATTTACAGCGGAATTTACGCGAATGTCACAGTCAACTTTTTCCCTTACATGTTTACAGGGAAAAAAGGAATAGGTGCAGGACTGGGGAACGTACAGAAAGTATCAGACGGAGAACCTCTTGCAGGAGGAAGGACGGCTCAGCAGGACTTTGCTCCGGTTGAGGAAGAAGAACTATATTAATTAAAAAGGAAGGATAACGAATGAATGTACTGAACATAGATATTGAAACTTACAGCAGTGAAGACATTTCAAAGACAGGACTGTATAAGTATGCACAGAGTACGGATTTTGAAATCCTTCTTTTTGCCTATTCACTTAACGGATCACCCGTTGAAGTGATTGACCTTGCACAAGGTGGGGCAGTACCGGAGGAAGTTGTTAAAATGCTCAATGACGGGGAAACTGAGCTAAGGGCATATAATGCGGCTTTCGAGTGGTACTGCCTTAACCAGGCGGGGTATGAAACTAATCTTGAACAGTGGAGATGTACCATGATACATGCATATTATGCAGGTTATCCGGGAGGACTGGACAAGGTCGGAAAGGCAATGAGATTTGAAAATGATAAGAAAAAATCTGCAACAGGTAAGGCTCTTATAAGACTTTTCTCCGTTCCATGCAAACCTACGAAGAGGAACGGCGGAAGAACAAGGAACATGCCACACCACGAGCCTGAAAAATGGGAACTTTATAAGGAATATAACAGGCAGGACGTGGTGGCGGAAATGTCAATAAAGGAAAAACTTGAAGGGATAAAACTTCCGAAATTTGAATGGGAGCTTTGGCATACTGATATCAGAATGAATGCCGAAGGTATTAAAGTGGACAGTGAGCTTGTTGAAAGTGCCCTGTTCGTGAGTGACACCTGGAATGAATACCTGCTGAATGAGGCAAAGGAACTGACAGGACTTGAAAATCCTAACAGTACAGTGCAGTTACAGAAATGGTTAAAAGATAAAGGCGTAAATGCCGAAAATCTTCAGAAGGAAACAGTTAAAAATCTTATTGAAGAAACTGAAGGGGACGTAAAAAGAGTGCTCGAAATAAGGCGGGAACTGAGTAAGACAAGTACGAAGAAATATGTGGCCATGAAAGATGCCCTCTGTGAAGATGGAAGGGTGAGGGGACTTCTGCAGTTCTACGGAGCGAACAGGACAGGAAGATGGGCTGGAAGACTTGTACAGGTACAGAACCTGCCTAGGAACTATCTGTCAGACCTTGACGATGCAAGGAACATGGTGAAAAGGAGAGACCTGCTGACACTTGACATTCTGTATGACAATATACCTGATACCTTGTCGCAGTTAATACGTACGGCATTTGTTCCGGAAGAAGGAAAAAAATTTGTAATCGCCGACTTTTCGGCAATAGAAGCAAGAGTAATCGCATGGCTTGCAGGAGAACAGTGGAGGCTTGACGTGTTCAGGACTCACGGAAAAATATATGAGGCATCGGCATCGCAGATGTTCGGTGTGGATATATCAACAATTGCGAAGGGCAAGGAGAACTATCACTTAAGGCAGAAAGGGAAGGTTGCGGAACTTGCACTCGGTTATCAGGGGTCAAGCGGAGCCCTCATGGCCATGGGTGCAATCAACATGGGACTTACTGAGGAGGAACTTCCTGAAATTGTCAGAATGTGGAGAAATTCAAATAAGAGAATAGTGGACCTGTGGTATGCCGTGGGAAATGCGGCCGCAGAAGTGGTGCTGAACGGAACAAGACAGGCGGTAAACGGAATACTTTTTTCAAGGGAAGGTGACCTTGCAAAAGGGCTCGACTTCCTGACGGTAACCCTTCCGAGTGGCCGTAAGCTCCACTATGTAAGCCCCGGAACAAGGGAGAACAGCTGGGGGGCAACAGTAATTACCTACAAGGCACCGAATCAGGTTTCAGGCAAATGGGAAACAGCCGAAACTTATGGTGGAAAGCTTGTGGAGAACATCGTGCAGGCAATAGCCCGTGACTGTCTCGCTGCAACAATTCTTAAACTGACCGATAAAGGCTATAAGATAGTGATGCATATACACGATGAAGTTGTGCTGGAAGCCCCGATGGACGTTACTGTAAAGGAAGTATGCGACCTGATGGGAGAAGAACTTAAATGGGCTAAAGGCCTGATTCTGAGGGCAGACGGATTTGAAACAGGATATTATAAGAAAGATTAGGAAGGAGGTAAAAATGTACAACAGGGAAATAGTAATAAGTACTGCAGGTAGCAGGAAGGAGACAAGATGGAAAACAGAAAAGCTTTTATGGAGCGAGTTCGTCAAGAGGCTTGAAACACCGACAAGGACTGCCGAGAAGTTCGAGGACTTCTTGAAACTGCCGAAGGCGAAACAGGATGAGCTTAAGGACGTCGGAGGCTTTGTTGCAGGAAAACTCAAGAACGGTATAAGAAAAAACGTGAACCTGCTGTCAAGGGACCTGATAACGTTAGACCTAGATAACATCGAGCCGGGAAAAACGGAAGAAGTTATTAATAAAGTTGAAAGCCTTAACATGTCCTACGCCGTGTACAGCACACGTAAGCACATGGAGAGCAGGCCAAGGTTAAGGGTTATTATCGTAACAGACAGGAGCATGTCCCCCGATGAATATGAGCCTGTGGCAAGGAAAGTGGCTCAGATGATAGGTATGGTCATGTGCGACCCTACCACGTTTGAGCCTGTAAGGTTGATGTTCTGGGCAAGCTGTTCGGTGGACAGCAGGTATCTATACAGGTTCAATCTTGAAAAGGCTCCGCTGTCAGTTGACGGAATCCTCGCAATGTATGGGGACTGGAAGGATATGACAGAGTGGCCACAGGTTCCGGGAACGGAAAAAATGGCAGAAAAGATGCTTAAAAAACAGGAAAATCCTCTTGAAAAATCAGGGATTATAGGGGCTTTCTGTAAGACTTTCACCATAGCCGAGGCTGTGGAAAAGTTTATTCCGGAAGAGTACGACATATCCGATGACGGGAAAAGGATGACCTATACCCAGGGGAGCACTTATGGAGGGGCAGTAATATATGACGACGTCTTCGTATACTCGCACCATGCCACTGACCCTGCAGGAGGTAAGCTGTGCAATGCATTCGACATGGTAAGGCTCCATAAGTTTGCGGACCTGGACGCGGATGTGAAGGAAGGTACACCCGTCAACAGATTCCCGTCATTTATCGAGATGTCAAAACTTGCGAGGGGTATAAGGGAAGTGTCCGCAATACTCAACAGGGAACAGTACGAAAAGGCGGCCAGGGATTTCACAACAGTGGATGATGAAACAACAGATCTGTCATGGATGGATCAGCTGGAACAGAACGATAAAGGTAACAATGCGAGAACAATAAAAAATATGGAACTCGTGCTGGACAATGATATCAACCTGAAAGGGAAGTTCGCAATAGATGAATTTGCGAACAGGGCAATGGTTACGGGGGCTCTTCCATGGGACAGCCGTAACTTTGTAAGACAGTACGAGGAAGTGGATGACAGTGGACTGAGAAACTACCTCGAAAATAGATATGGTCTTACCGGAGTAAACAAGGTAAACGATGCACTTCTCATAGTGTCAAGCAAGAACAAGTACAACAGCGTGAAAATCTACCTCGAAAGTGTTAAGTGGGATGGCACGCCTAGGCTGGAAACTCTTCTGAGTGATTATCTAGGAGCGGAGGATGACATATATACGGGGGCAGTTATGAGGATATCACTGACGGCCGCGGTTGCGAGAGCTATCGATGGCGGGGTGAAGTATGATTACATGCCCATCTTCACAGGTAAACAAGGTATAGGTAAGAGTACTTTCCTTGCTAAACTTGGAGGTGAGTGGTACTCGGACAGCCTTCAGACTTTCGAAGGCAAAGAAGCCGCAGAATTGATTCAGGGAACGTGGATAAATGAACTTGGAGAACTTACAGGATTCAACAGAAGTGAAACCAATCTTATAAAACAGTTCCTGAGTAAGCAGGACGACATATACAGGAAAGCGTATGGCCATGTGACCGAGAAATACCCGAGAAGATGTGTGTTCTTTGGAACTTCAAACGACAGTGAGTTCCTAAGGGACAGGACAGGGAACAGGAGGTTCTGGCCAGTCGAAGTAGGAACCGAAAAACCTAAAAAGAGCATATGGAAAGACCTTGATGCCGAAAGAGATCAGATATGGGCAGAAGCATACATGAACTACGTACTGGGCGAAAGCCTATTCCTGACAGGGGAAGAACTTAAAATTGCAGAACAGAAGCAGGAAGAACACAGAATCGTAAATTCCAGGGAGGGAATGGTGAAGGATTTCCTTGAGAAAGAAATCCCTGAAGACTGGCATAAATGGGGAACGGCCAAAAGAAAAAACTACTACTTCGAAGGATTTGACAAATCAGGGATAAAAACAGTTCCGAGGGACAGAGTCTGTGCGGCAGAAATACTGGTCGAATGCTTCGAGATGAAAAAGGCTTACATTAAAAATTCAGACAGTATGGAAGTCAACGGCATCCTTGAAAATATGGAAGGCTGGGAACGTCATAAAACACCATTGAAGTACGGTGATTACGGCAATCAGAGAGGATTCAAAAAAAAAGATAAATAGGTATAACTACAAAAACTACAATCTTTTTCAAACTTTTATATTTTAGGTAATTTAGGCGGAAAAATTACCTACAAAGTGACAAACAAAGTCACCTACAATCTCAAAATTACCTACAAACTTTGTAGGTTAAGAAAAAATTAAAAAAATTGAGAATGTAGTTTGTAGGTGACTTTGTAGGTAGAATGTAGGTAACTCAAAATCAATAAAATTAATACTTATATTAAATACAACTACAAAACTACAAACTTTTCATATATAAGGTTAAATTAGATAAATTAGATAAATTAGGTAATACTACTATACGCACCTAAATTACCTAAATTACCTATTTTATAGTCTCTATATACGCGTGTACGTGAAGATTGTAGGTAGGTAAAAATAAGGAGGCAAAAAAATGTTGGAAAGTATAATCGAAAAATACCTTGTGTCCGAAGTGAAAAAACTGGGAGGTACCGCATATAAATTTGTGAGCCCCGGACATGCGGGAGTGCCAGACAGGCTGTGCCTTCTACCGAATGGAATGGTATTCTTTGTGGAACTAAAGGCAACAGGGAAAACAACAAGACCTTTACAGGACAGACAGATCGAGAAAATACGTGCATACGGTCAGAGGGTGTATGTTGCAGATTCAAGGGAAAAAATAAAAGAGATACTGGAAATTGAAGGAGGAAGGCAAAGTGAAGTTCAATCCACATAATTACCAGAAGTACTGCATTGATAAAGTTGTAAATACTGAAAAAGTCGGGCTTCTGCTTGACATGGGGCTGGGAAAGACAATAATAACGCTTACGGCCATAGATGAACTTAAGCTTAACATGTTCGAGGTCAGCAGGGTACTTGTCGTAGCACCGAAAAAGGTTGCAGAAAGCACATGGTTCAGGGAGGCAGAAAAATGGGATCACCTAAAGCTCCTTAAATTCTCAGCTGTACTGGGTTCAGAAAAGAAAAGGATTAATGCACTGAACACTTCCGCCGACATATACGTGATTAACAGGGAGAACATTCCATGGCTAGTAGACTATTACAGGAACGACTGGCCATTTGACATGGTAGTCATAGACGAGTTCTCAAGCTTTAAGAACCATCAGGCCAAAAGGTTCAAGGCACTTAAGCTTGTACTGGGTAAGATTAAAAGGCTTGTGGGGCTTACAGGAACTCCCGCACCGAACGGACTCAAGGACATATGGGCACAGATTTACCTGCTGGATCAGGGAGAACGGCTGGGAAAAAATATAACGGCATTCAGGGAGAGGTACTTCAATTTTTACAGATATGGAAACAATCCGTATGGCGAGTATGAACTTAAGCAGGGTTCAGACAAGTCCATTATGGACAGGATAGCTGACATATGCGTGTCCATGAAGGCGGAAGATTACCTTGAACTGCCTGACGTGGTCGACAATATCATCAATGTGGAGCTTGATGCGAAAGCAAGGAAACAGTATGAGGAACTTGAAAAGCAGATGATACTGGAGCTTAACAGTCTTGAAGAAATAACAGTCGCAAATGCGGCGGCACTGTCGAATAAACTCTTACAGTTAAGTAACGGAGCAGTGTATGACGAAAAAAGGGATGTGCATGAAATTCATAAGTGCAAGATTGAGAGGTTCATGGAACTGGTGGAGGAACTCAACGGGAAATCGGCATTGGTGTTCTACAGCTTCAAGCATGACCTTGACAGGATGAAAGGTGCACTGGCCAAGTCGGGACTCAGAGTGAGGGAGCTTAAGACAGTACAGGATGAAAAGGACTGGAACAGCGGAAAAATTGATATCCTGCTTGCACATCCCGCAAGTGCGGCTTATGGCCTGAATCTGCAGGACGGAGGGAACCATGTCATTTGGTTCGGACTTAACTGGAGCCT